AGTGGCAAGCGTGAGTACAGCTGTTTCTGCTGACATTTCTAGTGTTGCCGCTTTTGGCATAGCTGGCTGGGTCGGCGGATTGGCTTACGCTTGGATAGCGAACTGGGTATTAAAGCTCACCAAAGGCGTGAACTTCGAAACAAAGTAGAATAAAAACGTATCCCATTTTTGGATGCGAAAAAGCAAAATCCTCCACTTGATCGTGGGGGTTTTTTTGCCCTAATGAGACTAAAAGTCCCACCTTTTCGGGAAAACAATACTTAAATCTAGGGAAATTTTGTCACACACTATTAAAAAACCCTTTGTTTTACGGCTTTTTTGTTGGCATGGAGCCTGCTATAAGTAAAGCATGAGTGCTACAATTAATACTACTAGATTATTCGAGCCCATCCTTAACACCTTGGTTGGCGTTATAGATTCAGAGTTTCAACCTTTTTCCTTTCCTCATGGGAGGAGATGGGGACATTCAGACTTCGAGGAGAAAGAAAATGACCATTTCCTAGAGCTTGAGGTTCCGGGGTTCTCCAAGAAAGACTTAGCTATAACTATAGACCAAGATAATTTAAGGGTAAAAGGCAAAGTTAAAAGAAACGAAAAAGATCACGCTATCGATAGAGTTTTCTCTATCCCCAAAGGTGTTGATACTAAAGGAGTTAGCGCAAAGCTAGAGAACGGCCTGCTTACGATTACCCTTTCTAAACTCACCCCACCGAAAGAGTCGGTAATTAAAATAAGCTAAAGACGAAAAAAGCCTTGACTTAAAAGCAAAGATGCGGTATACCCTTCATATGGGTTGCCGCGTTTCTTTTGTCGGCCTAACTGGTTTGGCAGGATCCGGAAAAGACTTATTCTTTTCTTTGAGTAGGGACATCTTAAAGAAGAAACGCAAGGTTGCGTGTCGAGTATCCTTAGCCGACCAACTAAAAGAACAAACAAAGTCTACGCTGAAAGATATGTTTGATATAGATCCCACCAATTGCTCCAGAGAAGAAAAGGACAAAATAAGGGACTTTCTGGTTTTTTATGGAGCAGTAAAAAGAAAGGAAACTAAAGGTAAGTATTGGATAAAGAAGGCTGAAAATACCATAACAGCTATAAGACAGAACCTTTTGGCGGCGCATGTAAAAAGCGCTGTTATTTTTGTGACGGACATAAGGTACGATCATTATGTTAATGATGAGAGGCGTTGGCTACAAGAAGAACTAGGAGGAAAGCTAATTCACATATCAAAGTACAAAAGAAAACTATCGCTTGACGAATCACTAAAACTTAAAGAAGCCAATGAGTACGACGTCGCACCGAACAAACAAGAAGCTAGGTTTGACCCTCTTCTTTCTGAGGCTGCGGATGTAAATCTAATATGGGGAGAGGAGGATTCTCCCAAAAATCCGGATTTAATTAAAGTAGTTAATTCAACTTTGAAAAAGATAGGTGTAATTTAATGAGTATAACCGTGAACAGGTTTGTCTTCAACTCCGAGGCGATTAAACTCAAGCAGGTAATCTGCGACATACACATCCTTGTAAACATCCTGATAAACAATCGCGGCCAAAAATTAAACGGCGAGCTGAAATCGATGGAAGAGATAGCAGATAAGACCAATAAAATTAAAAAAGAACTAGAACTGTCGAACGATAACCTTCGCTAATGAGCACGAACATATCAGAATTCGAAAGGACCAAACCTAGCGTAACTTATAAGCTCCTTAATTGTCTTATAGAAAAATATTCACTAATTTGCGCTGACATAGAGGAAATGGACGACGAAGACGCTATAACAAAAAAAATGTCGAAAGACATCATAAACGATTTAACAGAATTTAAGCAGGTTTTTTTAAGCGGGAAATAAAATGAAAGAAGTAACTCTGAACGACATCTTGTTTACCATTGGAAAATGGAGAATAGAAGCGTACAGCCCATATAACGACGGATGGACCTCAAATGCTTATCGTGATCAATTAAAAGAAATCGAAGAGGAACTCGAAAAAGGTGAACGACCCTTCGCTGCTCTACCGCAGAAACAATGACTGAAGACGTACTAGAAATAACCAAAAAAGGTCTCGAGGGTTACCTCGCAGAAGTCGAAAATAAATTTTTTTCGGACTCAGCATACGCAGTTCTAGAAGAAATTTGGTTGCTCAACGAAGGCTACAGGGCCTATAGGAAATGGCTTAACCTTGGAGGCCTAGGGAAATGGAAAAATAATTGGGATTGCGACAACCTAGCTGTATCCTTCAAGCTGTTTTTTCAAATGCTTCACGCGAAACATAATCCCTATACTTTTACGGAGAGGTGGAACAAAAAAGGGGAAAACATAACGAATGTGGAATCTGTTGCCATAGGAGTCATTTATTACAAGATGGAAAGAAAGGGCAATTCGTCAATGCACGCCATAAACTTGGCTTTTTGTCCCTCCGGTTTAGGGTCTTTACCAAAGGGCAACTTTCACACCTTGCGAAGATTATATATAGAACCCGAAGATGGAACCGTAAAAAAACTTACAAAAAAAGAGGAGGCATCAATATGGTACGCAAACTTTTAATTAAAGCTTTTGGCCTTAAGGACTATATGAAAAACAAGCAGGAAGAGGAAATTTTCCCCAAACCTCATTATGTCCGTTGCTGTTCTGAAGAGGAGCACAGACAAGTAAAAGCCGAAAGAAAGAATCTAGAAAAAAAGGCCGAGAAAGGTTAATTACATGGGAATGTTCGACGATATAATAGTTCCGAAAGCTTATCTAAAGAACTTGTTGCGTAAAGAGGACGAGAAGCTCCTCGACACCAAACACCTTTTCCAAACTAAAGATTTGGACAACGTATTGGATGTGTACAAAATCCATAAACAACAACTTTACAGACTTGATCGTTCAGAATTTCTCCTAAAAGAGGGGGTTCAGCATACAAAATTAACAGAGAAATGGATTAAAGTTAATAACGACTCGGAGGTAAATTTTTATTCTAATGCCCAAGATGCGGAAGATAACGAATACTGGTTTGAGTTTAAGTTTACTTTTAAGAACGGTAAAATTGACAAGAAGGAGCTTGTCGAGTGTGAGCTTCAGACCTCAAAAGAAGAAAGGGACTCTATAAATGCAATGTGGGACACAGAACAGAAAATATTTGATGACTACCGCGGAAACTCTTTTAGTTATAGGCTTTTTTCATGGCTGGAAAGACATTTGCAAAAAATGACAAACTGGGCGCGAAATAAACATCAGCTCCCTTTCGAACTCAGGAAGATGGCATATAAGAAGTCCGGCAGACTAAAGAAAGATCCTGACGCTTTGAAGCTTTACAAAGACGTATAAAAAAATGAAAGACCTAGCACCAGATATTGTGAGGCAGAGAATGGTCGTTGAGGGAACCCTCCACAAACCCTTTGGCCCATTGGATATGGTTAATTATTGTAACGAGGTAAGCAAAGAACTAAACATGACTTGCGTTACCGCTCCCATATGTAACTATGATCCCGCTTACGGCTGGTGCGCATACATGCACTGGAAAGAGTCCGGAATACATATTTATGCTTGGGATGATAGAAAGCCTCCGTTTTTTTCGATAGATATCTATACTTGCAAGGCATTTAAGGAAGAAGAGGTCTCAAGATTTACGAAAGATTTTTTCGGCGATAACCTTATAGACTTGGAGTGGACAACTTAAAATAGTGTAATTTTTATCATGAAGAAAATATTGTCCTTATTTTTAGCTTTTGTTTTTAACGCGTATGGTGGGGCCAACGAAAACCCGTATCAAAAGATCACAGAAAGAAACGCTTTTGAGCTCACAGACAAAGAGCCAGCACCCCCCCTTCCTCCGGCCGAAAAGATTCTAGCCCCAAACATCTTCCTCACTGGTATTACCCGCTGGAAGGGCACCAACAAGGTTCATCTCGTGTTAAGAAAAACCGGAGAACCGGATAAGTTTGTCTCTCTTGGGGTGAACGAAAAACAATACGACATAGAACTTAAAAAAATACTCCGAGACGCTGTCCTCGTTTCGACCGACGGCAACAACAAACTACTAAGCTTTGAAAACAACGGCCTTCCCACTATCATCACCAAACCTGCCACCGCAAAAAGAAGCCCCTCTTCAAGCAGGTACTCACGAGACAGGAGAGAAGACAGCAACAAAAAAGAAGAAAAGAAAATCTCTCCACAAATCCCCAAACCACAAATCGTAACCGTCCCTTCTCGCAGACCCCAAGTAGACCCAAGAATTATTGAAAAAGGGTTGGAATATTTAAGCAAGATGGAAGATGGAGAAAAGAGAGATTACCTGCTTAAGAGAATGGAATCCCTCCAGTCAGGTGAAGGACACTCTCGGCGTAGTAAGTGAAAATAGATAAAGAGAATTTAATTCAATTCGTTAATATCGTAAATGATTGCTGTGCGGTTATGGATGACGACCATGTTGCGGAGTGGTTAACTAAACCCAATTCTGACCTTAACATGGAAGCCCCCATAGAGCTTGTAAATACCCAAGCGGGAAGGGAGAAAATACTTCGACTACTTTATTTTATAGAGATAGGCGAAGCTGATCTTTAAGGAGCCGGAACAGACGAACCTCGAGCGACAGTTCCATCAGAAAACCTTTCGTAAGTTACTACATAAGGGACTCCATTTACGTTTTCTATGATACTAAAAATTCCTACCTGATTGTCTCCGATAGTAATCGTTGCGTCAGCCTCAAGAACGTTACTAATGAAAACGGGAGCGTCCGGTAAAACAGCAAAAGTACCTATGGAATCATGAGTCCCCCCCGAAAGGAGTATGTCCATGGCTGTTTGTTCACTTACGGTTACCTTAGGCACTTTTACGGTTATCTTGTTATCGGAATTTAAAGTAAAGTCTCCAGCCAGAACCGCATAAGCTACGGATTCTGACACCGGCGAAAAGTAAACAGTATCAACAGCGCTAAAACCTTGCCCCGAAATCTCTACCGAACTGCCAGTCACCCCCATTTCGGGCCCAAAGCCGGTAGCATCAACCCACGTTCCATTGAAAACCAAAGGATCGCTAAAATAATCTTTTTGCCTAGGAGCAAAATCATAAGAATCTGAATCTCTGTAAGAATTATACAATGACCCATATCCCCCATCGATGACGGTACTTTCTCCCCCGTTTAATAACAAAAGATGACCCGTTCCGATAAAACTATCTTTTGAGACGCATTGTGCTACGCTAACAAACGTATTATTAACTCCCGACATCCCCGTCTCGTACAGTTCAGAAAAAATTCCTCCGGTAGCTTCTCCTGTTACCCCTAAATTATATCCGGTCCCCGAAATAAGAGCAATTGGGGCCCCCGAAACAACCTGAGAAGGAGACATATAAAAATTTACCCCTGTAACCGATAAAGGAGCCCCCGTAGCAATAGCCCCCCCTACCCCTGTCCCGTCTATACCCGTCACGACTGCGAGAGAATTTATCATCTCGGAAGGCTGGTAAATTGCAGAATTGGACTGACCACTGAAGATCATATGAGAAGCATTCCTTATCCCAGTGGGAACCGAAAACGAAACAGTTTGAATGTTATTCACTGGATCAAAATCTATACCACTACTTGAAGTATTCAAAGCATGTACGTAATCCCCAGTTGCGCCGGTAAGCAAAACATTAAGACCAGACAAATTATTTCCGCTGGCCACTATAGACCCTCCCGGAACTTCCCACCCTTCATAACCACTCAAAGAAAACACATTTAATCCACTTCCGTCGCATGAAGAATCAAAAGTTCCAGTTCTCCCAAGGTAATCTACAAAATTAAATAATCCACTATTAGGATTTATTTCCGTCGGCACTGAGAAATCCAACCCCTCATAATTTCTCTCCCCCAAAATGTTGGTTGTGAACTTATTGCTTTCTCCTGATACCTCGAGTTTCTCAATTAAATATAGCCTTCGCCCAGACACATGAACGTTTCCTCCCACAGCCACCACCTGATTGTAATCTATAGTAGTAGGCTTTTCTGAATTCTTTTCCCCCACCCAATAACCACTAACAATGGGCTTACCGGGAACCACCACCAAATCCGTTTCCGAAAACACATTGCCACCACGAGTAAAAATTCCTATTTTATCGCTTGTAACATCCTCGTTCACCGTAAACAAAATACCACTGATACTACTCCCGTCAGACTGGGTTGCAAAACCTGCCACATCCACCTCCCCTATACGAACCCCAGTGACCTGTTCGAAAAATCCCGATACAGTCACTCTCGTATCAGCTACGGTGACTTTAGAGGGAGCAAACCCACTTAATTCTGGTGAATGATAAACACCTAGCACGGTATTTTCTAAGGCTTGTCCTCTTTGATTTTTAACTTTTATTTTGTACTGTCCCGTAGTAAATGCAGTGGGATACGTAAACTTGCATTCGGTGTAATCACTCACGAATCCGCTGCACGGCATCTCTCTATATTCGTTACTCATGGTGTCTTTAACCAGTATCGCTGACGTACCCGAATAAAGATTTGTTCCTGTTATAACCCCGGTTGCGTTTGGGGCTATATTAGTAATAGGATCCACGGCGGAGATAGAAGGGTTTCCATACCCAACGAATTGATCTACACCCGTAACATCCCCATAGGTCCCAGACAAAGTTACATTATAGGCTTGATGAACGTAAATTGTGCTGATGTCTGTTCCCACGATAACCCTCACAGAGGTTCCTTCCGGACTGCCAATCAAAGCGCTAGTTCCATAGGTCCCGATTCCCAAGGCCCCCCCCGTTATCGCTGCTCCTGTTATGTGGAAGAGATTATTTCCCTTTATTGTAAGCATATTTCCAGCTATTCCCGAAGCAGGATCAGTAGTGTTGTTATACTCATTTACAACGGATGTTATCAAAGGGGGGGAGTATTTAGGAAAGAAATTTATATCAGAAGGAAAGGTTTCTGGATAATGATTAGAATAAAGAAACAGAGAGCCGCTTCCGGTGGGGACCGTGGACGGAACTATACCTGTCATAACCCTATCGTCCACCAAATTAAACAAACCTGTTGTTCCCTCTCCACCAAAACCAACCAAATACCCACTCGCAGACAAATCAGTCTCCTTCGAATCATAAAGAATTTCTGGAATAAAGTTTTCTCCCGATAAACGAATAGTGTCCCCCGCTCCGACATAAGTAGTGACTCCATCTATAACTTGCGAAGAAGACGAAGCGTTGGGGCCGTACCCGGTGAGTTTGGCCAATGATTTGAACTCTAAATCTGTATTTCCAGAGACAACTAAACCACTCCGCAACAAGACGCTCACTTTACCCCAAACATCTCCGCTCGGAACAGTGGTCTGAAGATTTGCTCCTACCACAGACGCTGCAGAAATTATATCATTAAAACTAACGCCAGTAGCGCCACCGAAATTTCGCCCAATAATATCTACTGTCTCTCCCGTCACCTGTTGACCCGTACTCAACCCCACTATCTCAGGAATAGGAACAAACTTATTGGAAGCAGGAGAGTTTCCGCTAGAAATAGATGTGCTCCCGTTCAAACCAGTTCGCAAAGAGGAACGCACCCTTATAACATCCCACAATGAATTTTGCGGAACGACTAGATTTAATTGCTGTTTGTTAACTTTATAAAATTCAGCACTTGCATCCCCAAAATCTACGTTCGTTATTTGGTGGAAGTTGGACCCTGTTATCAACACCAAGTCTCCGGCTCGTCCCGACCACTGTTTAACTTCTCCCACGGAAACTTGATCATCGGGCCTCAAAATAACATTAACCTCCCCCGCTGAAACTACAGAGGTACTTGTGTCCACAAAAACCTCATTACTAAACGCTCCCTCGGGAACTTTACCCGAAATGCCCGTGGTATCCAAATAGGTCAAAGCCTTCACCGGCTCTTCACCCACCCTAACTTTCTCCACGAAATTCAAATTAACCCCGCTAACTAAGAAACCGCTATTTGGATAAAGAGTAGGCATAATTAAATCAATGGTCTAAACCTGTAACGCTGTTCACAACAGGCTCGGGGCCGGAAAGAGCGCTTTGGGTTATGTTAACTGTCTGTTTGATGTAGTCACCAGCAGAGGAAGCTAAATTTCTGCTGTTTATAACCCCCGAACAAACGAAGCTCTCCACTACATTTAAACTGGAGTCTTTAAGGTTAACCGATATCTTGGCGGCGTCTCCAGATATAGGTAAATAACCCGTGGGATTATCTATTTCAAAATTTATATTAACGGTTTTTGCCCCGAAACTGATGTCGCTCGGGACAGTTTCGTTCATTAGGTAAACGGGTCTCACTTCCGAGCTATAGTTATAGGTTCCCGCTATGAAGTTGTCTACGGCACCCGTAGTAAACTCACCCTCGACTGCAGCATGAGCCATGTTTAAAATTTGAGTATTGGACGGAGCTGGTTGGTTTACGGGAGAAAAAACCCCTCTAGCATAGTCGAAAAAATCCACTGTCGCACTGGCTGAAGTAGGCGAATTGGGAGAAAAATTAACCGAATATGAAGTCAAAAAACCGCTCGAAAAATAAAGCCCACCAAAATTCCCTGACAATTGCTGACTACCTGAAAATGGTATCTCGCCTTGACCCGTAATAAACTCCTTAAAATAATCTTTTCCCGTAATATAGTAACTAAAACTAAGCTGTCCCCCAATCCCATTCCCGGGAACCTGATCTTGGGTATGACGCTGGGTCATTAAATACTTGGGAGACAGACTTGTCCCAAGAGATATTTGAGCGCTGGAAGCTAAAATCTCATTATCATTGATGAGTAATCTTGAATTGTCAGCCGAATAAACCACATTAATAAGCCGCCGTTAGATTTTTTTGGGTTCTTACTATGTCATCCATTCCAGCAGACATCGCAGTAGAAACCTGTTTCGCACCACTAAGCCCAATTGTCATACCATTAGCATCCCCTAAACCCTTAACGGTTAAAGTAAGATCATTGGCTGCTGAATCGAAAGCCAAACCCGACTGGAAAATATCCTCTGTTATCCCCAACGTTTCTTGTGCATTCGTGTAAAGACACGTCATCGGAAATTCCTGTCCCACTTTATATACAGGGTTGTGGTTGAAAGTTATCGAATAATCAGCGCCAAAAACATTGGCGGAGCTGCTATCGCCCGCTATTGATGTTGCAAAATTATCTAAATTAGTATAACGTCCATGTGCGACACCGGTGGCTAGCTTCCCTGTTTGAATAGTCTGTCCTGCAAAATCATCCAGCCTTCCTGTTACCGGAAGTTGTGTTCCTGACCCAAAGAAAGTAAATCCACAACTAGAGGAAGACACTGAATTGCCCTGTATCCCCACTCCGTAAGAATTCAGATAACCACTTCCTGTAACACCAGCGAATCTAATCTCCACCCCACTTACTTCTGAATTATTAGCAGCCGCCTCCTTTATACCACTGGCTAAAGAGTTAATTATATTACCATTAACCCCAAAATACGTTCCAGTAATAGTAGTTAAAAAAGAAAAAGATAAATCCCCCTGTCTTGCTCCAGCCGGAAACTGTCCTAACGTGCCCTTGCTTCCAATAGCGTAAAGGGGAGCTTGAGCGCTGGAAAAACTTAAGGAACAATCGGTAGCTAAAAGTTGCTCAGACACACCGTTGTGCGTGACCTCTACCGCTGCCTTATCATAAAATACCGTTGCCATGACCTTTTCCTTGTTTTATTACACTTTTTTTTACCTTAATATAAAGGATCGTAAATTAAAATTAGCTACCGCATTAGATTTTGCATCGCCCTGAAACGATTCTGACGTCAAAAGCATATTGTCAAACGAGTACGAAAGTAATGTAGTATCAGAATTGTTTTTTTTCAAAGTTATTGTAGCGTTGCGGAAAACGGTCTCGTCTGGGACGAATCTCATGTTTTTTATCTCATAATCATCAACATCCAATGAAAAATTGACATTTACCTCTATCGGAGTACCGGCAATCACCTTAGCAGGCTTGTCGGCGTTAAGGGTATAGATAGGAACCCGAGGAGTGGCGATGTCTACGCTGAAAGAACGCATACGATTGGTGGTGAATTCATCTAAATTTACTTCCATGGAATTATAACTAGCTATATTTAGACTGGGAATAAGCCCGGGTGCTTGAGCATACTCAGAAAACAGCACCCCAGTTCCAAAATCTCCAAAAATTGTAGAAGTCGTAGAAGTTTGAGGAACCTCACCTATACCACACGAAACAGAGTAGGTTTCCAAATAACCCTCTGAAAAATAAATTTTTTCAGCTCCATAGTCAATTATCCCACTAAAAGGAATATTTCCCGTTAAGTTTTGCATTACATCAAGGGACATTTGGCTACTGTATCCCTCTTCAAGAGTGTGGGTTAGCAAAGTGTTTAATTGTAGACTTGCTGTTTGGGCCCCTTGAGGCGCGTATTGTATTTCTGTAATTCCCAAGGAATCCAACGGCCGCGCTACCGATTCGTACTGAGTAGAAATAGACTGAACCCCCAATATTCCGGTCCTATTGATGGTGATATTCTCAGCCTCTCTCCTAATTCTTCCTAACATTACCTTATCTTTATTTTACACTTGTTTTTACGTGTAATATAATAAATAAAGGTTTAAGGAAAAATGGCTGAGAGTATTTATACCGTAGAAGATTGGGCATCGGGCACATCCTATCTAAAAAACAACATTGTTTTGAGGAGGGAAGACATCGGAGACACCGGAATTCCCAAGAAAATTAAATATTATTATGCCGCGAAAAGCAGCACCGGCAAAACACCCCCCACCAACAATGACCAATACTGGGCTGGATACGTGGACTCAAACGGAGTCTCTGTCCCTCTTTTTACATGGACTCCTTCTTACAACGTAACCACCAGTCACAAACCAAGAACTTTGACTGTAAATTTCGGAAATGGCTATGAGGAAAGAATTCCTGACGGCATCTTTAATACATTAATATCTCTAAGCGTTTCCTTTGATTTGCGAAACGAAACGGAAACTACAGCTATTTTGCATTTTTTGAGAACCCGCAAAGGATCAGAAAGCTTTATTGTTCAAAATCTCCCACAACCATACGCCGATATACCGGAAGGTGGCTACAGGAAAAAGTTCATATGTGATAACTTTTCTAGTACTTTTTCTTTTCACAATAATTACAGCATAAAGGCTACATTTATACAGAAAAATAACTAAAAATGCCATATACTCCGACCAAGAGCATAGCCCAGTCCTCTTTCAAATCTGTTAGCGCGGAACTCGCCAACCTAAACCCTTCCGCGATCATAACCTTTTTTGAAATAGACGTTAGCGATGTTATGGAGTCAAATAATATAGCCAATTTGGGAGTGGAGGCGGATGCTTATGGAGTAACCCAAGATGTTCAAGATAATATTTTACGTTTTCATAACAGCATTAATGTTTTTAACTCGTTTTTAAAATGGCAAGGTAACACCTACTACCCATCCGCGATACAAGGAGAGGGCTTTGAAACTTCCTCCCGAGGAACCCTCCCAACGCCAACCCTAACAATAGTAACTCAAGGTTCCCAGAAAGACTTAATGGGGCTCCTCCGACATCAAATAAGAAAGTTTGGAGACATTGTAGGAGCCAAAGTAACACGCATAAGAACTTTTGCTAAATATTTAGACGTAGATAATTTTTTAGCGGTGGACGCCGAGGGGAAAGTTTCCCCGAACGCCTTACAAGATATGGCGACCGAAAACTTGGGAGAAATACCCGCTGGCTTTGAGCCTGACCCCTATGCGGAACTTCCCCGTGATATATATTATATAGAAAGAAAAGAAGCGGAAAACAAATCAATTTTAAAATACCAACTTTCTTCTAATTTAGACTTGGAAGGAATACAAATCCCCAAAAGAATGATATTGGCCGACCGTTGCATGTTCGATTACCGCGGACCGGGATGTTGGTACCAACACAAGTACGAGACTGAAAGCTATAAGCTTGTATCATCGGTTTGGGCTGGAAGCGGGGCCGGAAACTGGGCTAATGCGACCACTCGAGATCAGGTTATATCTAACGGCGCACACAGTGGATCCCCTTACATGATATCAGTCGACCCCATCAATAATATTTTCCACACTGGTTACGTTGTTAATTTTTCAAGCGGCGCTACTTTTACCCTAAGCGATAACGTCTCTCTTTCTCCCGCCTCTACCCAGTATCCTGTCGGATCCACCAACCTTTTCGGATCCTTAAGTGGGTCTATTGCCAATGACGAAACGGGAACAATAAACTACAGTTATGATACCCTTACAAGCAACACATCTAACGCTGAAATAACTGTTGCCTTAAGAAGTGGAGGAGGCTCAAGTACTAATGTAAACTTTTCAGTAGCCAACTCTCCCGCTTTCCCCGCCACCCCTAAGGAAGAATATGAATTAAAATTTAATTTTGCCTTCCTTAACGCCTCTAGCGAACAGTATCCCAATTTTCAAATCCAAAATGCCACTGACATCAACAGTAAAGTAGGATGGAAGCAGGGATGGTCAACTATAACCCGAGCCGCCCAAGAAGGAACCACCATATTAAGATTCACTGTTAATAATAAGGCGACAGGAACGGGAAACAACGCCATGCTTGTAGCCTCAAATACCAAATATGCAAATTGGAAAATAACAGATGTCACCCTCAACAAAGTAACCTCAAGACCACCCATTTTAAACAAAGCTGGATTAGATTATGGCAACTACGGAGAGACCCTATTACCCGAAAAAGCGCCACCAGTAGCGACAGACAACGATGAAAAAATAACCGAAGCGCTAGGAACCCAACTTCAGAAATCTAGATTTGATGATAAAGGACTATGGAACACCGCCCTTCAATACGAAACTGGAGATTACGTCTACCAGTTAAAAGATGATTTAAAATATTATTATGTTTGTAAAAAATCTCATTCAGGATTTCCCCCTCCTCACTCCTCTTATTGGATACCTGACCAATGCTCAAAAAGCCTTACTGGATGCCGGTTGAGATGGGGAACTAAAGCTTCAGGAGGGGCGGTCATAGGCTCAAAATGCATTATAGGTGGAGCCGCTACGGCAGGCGGAAAGGGTGGGCTTCCCTACGGAGGATTCCCAGCAGCCACCCAAGTACAACAAAGATTTATGTCCCGATGAAACTAACGCAATACATAAAAGAACACATTAAATCCCACGCTTTGAAAGACGCCCCAAAGGAGTGCTGTGGTTTGATAGTGGAAAAAGATACCGCCCGCAAAGTCTTTAAATGCAAAAACATCTCTACTTCCCCCCTAACTAGCTTTTCTCTAGACCCATTGGATTATTTAAAGTGTGCCTCTCAAGGAAAAATAAAAAGTGTTTACCATTCGCATTTGGAAGAAGAGGAGTTCTCAGAAGCAGACAAGACGAACAGTTCCTATCATAATGTTAACTATATAATGTTTAACATCAAAAATAATTCTTTTCGAGAATTTAATCCCAAGAAACAACAGACTTTATACCTCAACAAGCCCTTCAAGGTGGGGGTGAATGATTGCTTTACCTTGGTTCGAGACTACCTAAGCGAAAATACAAAAATACAACTTCCACCCGAAGTTTGTGAAGCTTATTTTTTTGGAGCCCGAAAAGAAAATCTACAGAAAGCCATAGACCTCATTGACGAAGTGGCGTTATCTTATGCCAGAAAAGATTTTTCGAAGATATTTGTATCACACCTCGACGAGTTAAAGAAGAATGACATTTTGGTAATAGGGCTTCGGGAAAATAATACCCCTCTGCACTTAGCGGTGTATTTAGGAGACAATATGGTTATCCATCACCCCAGAAACAAATATGTTACCACCGAAAAAGTAATTTCCTCCTTTGCTAACCGAATCATTTATGCTTATAGACCCCAATGAAAAAATTAACACACATAACTTTGCATGGCATCCTGTCTGAACAGATAGGAAGACAAAATTTTGACTTGGCTGTAAGCAGCGTAGGGGAAGCCATGAGGGGAATTCAGGCCAACTGTAAAAAACTCTACAAATCACTTATAGAAAATGATGAGAAAAATATAAAATATAGAGTGTTAATAAATAAGAAAGATTTCTTGGTGGAAGAAGGTAAAGACCTCAACACCGAAGAAGGGATCAGATCATCAGAGTTAACGATGAATTTTCAGGATCTTAAGACGATAGATATTGTTCCAGTAATGGAAGGCGAATCATCTCAGGAAAGAAAAGCAGATTCAAAATCTATTTTTGCAATAATAGCGGGTATTTTCTTGATAGCTCTTGGAATTTGGATGGGGGGTAATCCGTACTTAATAATGGCGGGCTTAGGGCTACTGTTGGCAGGCGTATCGAACCTTCTTACTCCCACTCCTAAATTCGAAGATGTAAGGGAAATTGAAGGGGGAGGGAAGCCTTCCTACATGTTTAGCGGTCCCCAAAATACCGTACGGGAAGGTGGCCCCGTTTTTGTGGGGTACGGCAGACTTCTAGTTGGAAGTCATGTCATTCAAACTTCTCTAGATACTCTTGACACGGCTGCAGACATTATCCTAAACGATACATGGGGAATGTCTGACCACGGACTACTCTATAGGATAAATAATCCGTCGGGAGGAGAACGCCTAAGACGACGAGTGCAACACGATTCCGATTGGACAGGGGGCCCTACAGGATAAGGAAAAAATTTAAATGGCAGAATATGTAGAACAAGCACGACCTCAGGTAACTGACATAGGGGCAGTGGTAACAGGGGGAAATACTGGCGCTCCGGTCGTTTCCGAATCCCATGTAGAAGTTGCCGATTTGTTGTGCGAAGGCCCAATAGAAGGTATCGTAAGCGGACGCTACGACTATTACGGCACAAAAGGAGAAACCGGATACCAAAAGGTAGTCACCCCCGATGAAGGTTCCCCCTTTGGGAGTTATGATCCCAATAACCGCTATACAGCCACAGGAACCACTGTGGACCCAGCAAACCCCTTAACATCCTTGGGCTTTCTCCGATCCATCTATTGGAACCAAGTACCGGTTGTAGACGAAGACGGTTATTACAATTTCCAAAATATTAATGTTGAATGGGTCAACGGCGAACCGGGAGGAAGCCTACCCGCTTTAAACGCCAACATGGGGGGACTTACCGCTTCGGAAATTTTAGATTTGAGCGTCAACCGAAACATCGGGGAAAGGCTTTATGGCCCCGATATTAAAGGAAGCGACAACGCCCCGACATTCACACGGGGCGCAGAATTAAAAGACGGGACTAAAATAGATAAAAACGCCAAGACCTATACTATACTAAACCGCGAATGCAGCTCAATAATTGTTAACGTAAAAGTGTCGTCCCTTAGTGAAAGTATACAAAACGATGATGCCCCCAAGGTTTTCAAAAGAAACTATCAACTAGAACGGGGCGGTGATGCTGCGGTAGGATACGGTGATGTAAAAGCCCGCACAGTAGAATATTGGATATATTATCAGCCTGTTTTCGATGAAAGGTTCAATATGCCGTCTGACAGCGAGTTTAAAAACCCAAACGATAATACGAAAGTAGATGTAAAGAAAAGACAAACTAAATGGTTCGGCCCAGTGACAGAAAGAGTATGGGGACAAATAAATCAAGGATATGTTCGTTCAACAAAAATAAACCTAGAAGCGGGCGTTGGGGACTATAAAGACGAGGATGGTTTCGATGGATGGAGAATTAGGATAGTCAGACTTACCCCCGAACCACTTACATCCTTTTTCAGAGCGGTAACTTTTGTGGATTCAATCGTAGAAATTTACGGAACAAAATTGCGCTATCCTTATAGCGCAATGGTTTATTCTAAATTTGATGCCACTAATTTCAGCAGAATTCCCGCGCGAGCTTACGACACAAAACTACAAAAAATAAAAATTCCAAACAATTATGATCCCATAACCAAGACTTATGGCCAAAGCGGAGGGATAAGTCCCACCACCGATCCATCGAACCTTTACGGAACTGATCCTGCTAATTTTTGGGACGGAAACTTTGTGGAGAAAAGGGTGTGGTGCGACAACCCGGCTTGGTGTTTTTATGACATGCTTACCAACTCAAGGTACGGACTGGGAGGATATTTAAAAGAATCCGAAATAGATAAATGGTCTTTGTATGAAATAGCGCAATATTGTGATGTTCTTGTTCCTGATGGATACGGATCAGTTGAACCCCGTTTTACCCTTAACCACCTCATAGTATCCAGAAATGAGGCTTATAAACTAATAAACGACTTGGCCTCTGCCTTCCGAGGATTAACCTATTATTCGAACGGCTTGGTTTTTGCAGTTCAAGACGCCTACAAAAAACCCACCTACCAACTTAATAACTCCAATGTAGTTGATGGAGACTTTACATACGCATCATCTGCCAAAAAGGCTCGCCATACAGTGGCCCTTGTTAGATACATAGATAAAAGAAACTTTTTCCAACCAGCTATAGAATACGTTTCCGACGAGGAAGGCATAAAGAAATACGGCATAAGACAAATAGAAACCGCCGCTATAGGGTGCACGAGCCGCGGACAAGCAAGAAGATTTGGGTTATGGATATTGGCCAGTGAAAAAAATGAAACAGACTCAGTAAGCTTCAAGATGGGAACCGCAGGGGCCTATCTAAAACCCGGAGACATAATCCAAATTTATGACAACAATATAAGCCCCTTAAAATATAGCGGTAGAACCAATATAGTCAGCGGACTGGCATTCGCTGCCGATCCCGGTGAGAGCGTTATAGGCAATACCGCATACAATAGCGTTATATTGGATTCAGCCTTGAATTTCACCGCTGATAAAGCTTATAAATTTTCTCTTCTCACCCCAACGTATAACTATGATGCCAGTATAAAGGAGCTAAATTCTAGCGGAATAAAGGAGCTTAATAGAAGCCACCTGCAAACCTTATACTTTAGTGGAGCTCATACTACCACCATTACAGGAGACTACCGCTCAGACTTTGAACTGGGGGGGAGCGGGGTTAATACACAGATATTCTTTAAAACCGGAGTTCCATTTGACCAATCTTATTTTTCTAACGCGGATTTCAGCGCACCCACCGGCAATCAACTGGATTTTGAAAATTATGTGATAACAGGATATATCAACAGCGGGGTAAATGTTGACGAAAACTCAAATACTTCGGCGGAATATTCCGGAGGATATTTCAATGGAGAAAATCTGGTGTGGAGCGTGGAGCCATATGACGAAACCGACAAGGAGTTTTACAGCGGAAACTTTTCTAATTTCAGAATAATAAACTCTAAAGAAAACACAAATCAAACCTATGATATTTCGGCGCTTTCCTATTTCAGTGGAAAATATGATAACGTAGAACAAAAAGTCACCTTTGAAAATCCTTTCTTGAAAAGTAAACCAAATTGCGTAGAACAAGCGGGCTTCACAGTAGGACGCAGAGACCCGTCTATTGGAGGGGTGGAACAAGCACAATACGAGCTCCTGAACTTTTCTTTCACAGCAGTTGGCTACAGCTCTGAACCCGGAACAATAAATAGCGGCATAGATTATTTAATTGCTCTTAAAACAGGTAAAGATTTTACAACAATCCCCGGGGACACCCCCACAAATCTGGGATATAATGGCATAGATGCCACCGGATATAAACTTTATCACGACCCATACCATCAACTGGTAATACCCGGCTCAGACGAATCCCAGAGACAGCGTACAACTAATACAGAAGGGGATATTGTCCCATCTGATATAATAAGCGGAAGCTTCTTCATCTCGGAACAGGTAGACCATTACGTTAGCGTCTTCTCCATTTCTCCCTATGGGGTACTCTCTCCTTGTGGTGTTACGGGAGTGCTTCCTGCAGAGAAAATTTTTGGAACTCAAAGTCTAGTTAATTTAATTGATATTTACGGATTAACAACCTCCGATATTCCCATCGGACCGGGGGGAACTCCCGGAGCAAAACCCACTTCATCTAACACTATACCTATTCCCGGAAACACCCCCAGTTTCAACTGGCAAGCTGGCATTAATATACAATTTGACACACCGGGAATTTATATAACCAACGATGAGGTAGAGTACCGAATAACAATAAGGGAGCCCGCGAAGGAAGAATTGGGGATAAATACGCCCAACTCCAACATATATTTCGAGTTCACCGGTTACAATTCGACCGTAATGAATTCTCCTTCGTTTACATTCGGCACCGATTACAATAACCCGGATATTTATGATGCATACAACCACTCAAACTCCGTGGAGGGAGGAGGAGCAGCCAAAGGGAAACTGTACTTTAGAAACGATGCAAGTGGGTATTTGGTGCAGTCGGGACTTTCATTACCGATTCGTAAATTTGACATTGTGGTGGAAGCTCATGACTTCTACGGAAGAACAAGCGTAGGCGGTTCCTCACTAGAGAAAACTAAAAATTCCAACAAGGTATATGACAACACCATAAACCCCTCTACTGCTGACAGTATTGAAGGAGGAAGCAGTGAGGGGTGGAACTATAGAAATGCAGATAACAGCGCAGGCCATCTGGGGGGCTATGATATTCTTGGCTGCTACATAGAACCAATATCGGGAATAGTCTTCCCCACTTCTGGAAATTTATTAAACAACGCCTATGTTTCCACCGAAGAAGCCTTTAATCGGGATTACCCTTACTTGGCATCGATGAAAACCTTCCCTAACGGGATGACCCAACTGGCCATAGATGAATCTGAAAGTTCTCAAGAAGGCAACTTTATACTTAACCAAACTCAAATTGACGATATATTTGCTGAAGCGGCTGGAATCGTTTACTACTATACCACAGGTAACGAAGACGTGGTGGAAATAGATTCGGCTGGAAATGTTATTAACGATCCGACAACCCAAACGGTAGCAGACAGAGAATCCCGTTGGCGTGCGCCTCAATTTACAATTGATCCAAGTAAAATACCCAATTCTATAAGCGGTAGAAAGTTTGGAAACGTACCAGACGCAGGTGGAGGGGCCGCTCAAAAAGCCGCCAGCGTATTGATTCAACCCGACACTTCGGCCGACGGGCTTGTTCCCGGCTATAACGAAACCAACAAAGAAAACGCAATCGTCTTTAGAGATTATGCACTTTTGGATCCCGGGCAAAAAGTTTCTAACCTCTTAAGAGTGCTGCCGGGAGCTGGTGCAAAATCAAAAGAAGTAAATATCGACAACGCCCAGTTCTGTATTGGAGCTTTCGATCAACTCTCTTATCTCTCTCACTTTAACGATGACGGATCCGCCAAGAAAAAAACGGTAACATATACCTCAAAAAGCCCAGACGGTGAAACCCCACCGGGGTTTATAACAGATGCGACCGCCACATACGACGTCCCCACCATCTTTACAGACGGAAATATTAAATTCTCAAAGATTGCAAGCAAAGTAGAAATTACTAACGCGGACAACGACAGCATAGGGTTTGGAGGAAATCTGGACGCAAGATACAAAACCACCGAAAGTCCAACTTCATTTCTTGTTGTTGAAGAAAGTTTAATCACAACCAAAGACAAGGATTTAAGCTATAAAGCATGGTTTGATTTCGATTTCGCCCCCATGCAAGCAACTAATGGAAAACAATATTTCGCAGTAACCAAGCCAGAACTCTTCATTGACGGAGCAGCAGACCGCGAAAGACCTTGGGACTGGTGCCTGAAACATACAGATGGGAACACGAATTTAAAAGGTATTGTTTATGGCGATAAGGATATTAAACAAGGAAATATCCTAAACGGGAGAAACATTAAAGACATAAGAGTAACAAAAAACGTGATGGCTGACTCCCTTTATTATGGAAACAGGGATGAGTCTGGTCGCGCTCAAAACATTTATCCTTCAGTAGGTTGTGAAATAGAAGTCTTTTTTTATGAGCCTCTTAACACCACTAAACAACCCACTCCGATACTTCAAGTGTATTCAAATGCTCCTTTCGGGGGAGAGAATTATAAATATACTCAACCCACCCCTACCATGGAACAACAATACCATGTTCGCGGCGCATACGAGGGTCACGGGTTTTGGCGCGCTTGGACCTCCCTTCATGAATCGCCAAATGCCGGTATTGGGCCAGAGCCGTGGGATATTAGCGCGTATACCAGTATAATTTGGGGGCTCGGAAATAATTTTCTGGGGCCCCAACCCGATGTTCAAATGTTGGACGCTGATTTCAATCAGGATTTCGCAAGTAGTGTGAAGTTTTCTGTTAGGTTTTCTTATTTTGAGGACGCGAGCCATTTCGATCTAGCTCCATCCATTCCCCCTAACCTGAAAATCGTATGCGGATTTTTAGAGAACTCCTACCACAGAAGCGTATAATACAGTAATGAAAGCTGAAGTATTTGAAGGTTCAATCCTCAGAAGCTCCAACAAGCTCTATATAACCTTCAACAACAGGAAGATAGCGACCCCACACAACGCCCTCTTAAAAATAGCTTCCAATGAAACCCTATTCAAAATAGAAAGCTCCGAAGAATTAAACATAAAAAGACGCTTTACCTCCCTTAAAGAAAACGAAATAAAAATAAAAGGAAATTATAATTATAAAATAACACCGGGAGACAGTCTTGACATTTACTATGAGGAATGGAGAGCTTCCAGTGTTGAACTTGTTAAAGGCGGTTATAATCTGGAGGTGGGAGAAATTCTTTACTGTCAGGAGGGAATAGTATCTAACTCCACTCAAAATATTACAGGACAACAATGTGAAATAAAAGTCACAAAAGTTACTAAAAAAGGAGAAGCCTCTCAAATAGAAATCCACCAACCGGGCGCATACACACAGATCCCCGAAGGCAAAGTAACCGCCATAAACGAAAAGGATATTCCTCTCGAAATAAAACTCCAATTCGAACCGGCAGAAAGCACTCCTCTGGTTCAACGGGAAGTACAGAGCATTGAGAGCACCCCCATGGAATCCACCATAAGGCTTTCGTACAGGCTCCCTCTCGGTGTAGAAACGGGCGAAATGATGGTAACCAAACAAGTCATATACATTGATCGCGAATACAACTTTGAAGACTGCTATTGTAAAGTATGCACTATAACAAAAGATTTTTCCCCTAAAAACCATCTTCCATTGATGGCTCCGAATACTCCCAACGCACATACCATCTATAACCACGCCATCGAGATGCTGGAGCAGAAATTTTCGCAGATAGAAAACAGGATTAAGGATTTAGAAAGAAGCCGCCATTAAGGTCTTGCGTTTTGAAGCAGTCCTCCCGGACGCTGCTGCTTTGTTATTTCGCTTAAGACAACACCCTGTAGTAATTCTGCCATGGCCTTGTTGTCTTGTGCTTCATTATTAGTGTCCCTCTCGTCCTGTCCTCCGTCAGAAAGCGGTTCGGTGCTTGCACCAACCTCGCTCTTGCCGCTCTTGTCGATATTGATATTGATTTTCACATTGTTGGTAGTCAGGGCAGATCCAGACATTGCGGCTCCGCCACCTCCAGAGAAGAAACCGCCACCCGCCCCGCTGGGAACATTGCCACGATTCAATTCGCTCATGAAGTTTACGCCATGAGTCCTGACAGTCTCGGGGCTCATCACATACTCACCACCCATTAACATTGCGGGAGAAACCCTGCCGCCTCCACCAAACTTAGGAATCGAACCACCTCGCGCGTTCGTCGGAAGAGGGGTAACATACCCCGGCCCTCCAACGCTCCCTCCACCACCGCCTCCACCACCGCCTCCTGTTCCCCCCCCAAAACCGCCGCTCCAGTAGCCGCCTCCAATTATCATCGCGGCATTCACCCACGCTCCAATGGTACGAGCATTCTGGGCCTTGTAGTGAGCCGTAAGGGTGTCTTCCTTGTTCTTTTTCCAGTCAGCCCGGGTTTGCTGGTATTCGGCCATTTTCCCTTCCTTGCTGAAAATCCTAGCGGTTTGTGGATCGTCTTCCCGCAACATAGCTCTAGTGGATAGGAGGCTACTCGTTTCGAAACGTCCCTCTGTTGGACGAGCCCTTTCGCTAATCAACTGACCCGTTACAGGATCACGCCTATAATAAACAAAAGCCTTGTTTAAAGAAACGCTTGCCCTCCGGCCTCCACCACTAATAGCATCCCCACCCCCGGCATCAGGATCGGCTCCTCCAAAATAACCATATTCGTCTCTTCCCAATCCATAGTTACGGGAAGTTTGCTTCTCTGTCTTGTCGGGACGATTAATATAACCTGAAGCCATGCTTGCTACTGCTGAAATGCCGTACATTTTTGCCATGTCCATTCCCGTCCACTGCCTATTACCTCCGGCACCACCCGTGGTGGAACTTCCCCCTCCTGTAGCCCCCGTAGAGGTGGTGTTGAAACCACCATATTGAAAATGCGGAATAGAACCTCCACGACTATTCCCACCGCCATTTATTGCATTTAAAGTGCCGTAACCAATTTTTTGAGCGGAAGATTTTTTTATGACGTACTCCCCTCCACTCATCATTGCCGGAACATCATCTTTAAACCCTGAACCTCCCTCCACTACCCCTCCCCCTTGGAACCGTGGAATATAACCACCTTTAGCGTTACCTCCCATACTCGAAAACAACATATTAGTTGCCATCTTGGCGCTAATATCAGAGATGCTGTTTAATATACTATCGGCAAAAGCTTTCAAAGCTTCCTTTCCTGAAGAGGCACCACTTGTCAGAGACTTAAAGGCGTCAGCGAAAGAATCCTTCATTGTGTTTGCAACACCAATTACTCCCTCTTCAAACTCATCCATATGGTCCTGACCACTGTATAAAAATTGATCCCTGAAAGCCTCCATCATGTCGCCGGATTTAGCGTCACCCCTCCTTCTACGAGCAAACCTATCAGCCGCCCTACGACCACGTAACTGATCTGAAGAAATAAGACCTTTTTTGTAATAGCCTTCGGCTGCTTCTCGGGCTGTTGCGGCTCCGCTAGCCTCTGCAAAACTTACCAAATCACTGGCTGCATCCCTTAGGGCTGCCGTAAAAATTCTTGTAGTGTCTACAATATTGTTACCCGCCCCACTAAAGGAATTATCCAACTCTTCTATGGTTAGCTTTAAGTCATCTGCGGCTATTCCTGCCGGTGTTAAATCCTGCCCCTTAAGGAGGGCAGACACCCGTGGGTCGTTGTACTCTGCCCTAATCTCGGCTTCAGTCATGCCCGTAGCGGCCCTCCTAGCCTCCAGAGTGGCCCTTTTGGAGCTCATTAATCCCCCAAACCCTATCTGGCCCTGACCGAAACGCGTACGAGCCTCAGCTTCTTCCTGAATGGCTAGTAGCGCTTTTTTTCCTCGCGCCATTCGCCTCTCTTCCGTGTTTAATTCAATTTCGCTATTATATCTAGCGATAGCCAATTTCTTGGATTTTTCGGCTGCCGTTGTTTGATCTTCTTCTGCGGCAAGTATTAATTCTCGAGCACTAATGGTATCTCCCATTATTTTTTGCAACTCAGGAAGTATGACGTTTAACGCCGCCAAGCGGTAACCTTCGCCTCTTCCTATTTCAGCTCCCTCTTTACTTGTCGCTGCTAGTAATTTATTTTGTTCGCCCATGTATCCAGCCAATAAAGCGGCCGCTTCTTTTGGCGTTTTCGCAGCTCCGAACTGAGCCGTTATTTTTTCCATCATCTTGTTGGCCTCGTCCATCCCCTTCTCCCTCTCTTCACCACCTTCACCCGCAAGTTTTCCTCCTTCCATTAGTTTCAAGAATTCCACACCCGCCTTTGACGCGGCCTTCACTTGAGCCTTTGTAATGTCTCTAGTCCTCTGACCTCCTAGATTCTCAATCCCCTTTATGCGTGTTTCTACCGCAAGGTTTTTAGCCTGAGTTTCCTCCAAACCTATCATAGTGCGTCTCGTCACCATTTTTGAAGCTTCGGTTTTGGAGATTTGTTGATCAACCTTGTACATGGCCAAGGACTGTTTGTTAGCCTGCACCTGAAGCTTGTATGAAAGCTCCGCTCCTTGCCCCAGCAGGAGAAAACTTCTATTTAGAGAGCTAACTGATTTTATTAAACCTAAATTTCTGTCAATGATTATTTTTGAATCAATGGCTTTTTGGTTTTCTATCCCTTGAGCCTTCTTCACGAAGGCGTTATAAGTGTCTAGGTCAGTTACCCCCGCAATAAGAGACGCTCTAAATTCCTCTAGCTGCTTTGGATCTAAAAAGCTCTTAATAAATTCAGCTTGTTTTTCAAAATCTTTGGCGTCTGCACCCGTAGCCATTCCCATGATTTGGGGAATTGTACTTTTTTGGAGTTGGGTGGTGTAAGCATCATTCATCGCGAGTGGCGGTTGCCACTTGTCATACTCCCCTCCGAAAACCCTGTCTTTATCTGCGTCAGAATACTGGTCACCTACTTGTAGACTCTTGGCCCTTCCGGCTATGTATTCCGACCTTTGCTGTTTTCTTTGTTCTCTTCTTGCTTCTAAACCCGCGTCAAAGCCTTCATTTTTCCTAAGTCTCGCCATTATTTTATCGGAACTGAAAGCTTCGGTCCCCATTACTGCCGATAAATACTGCTTGCCCGCGGTTGTTCCCACCCCTTTAACACCCTTGAGCGTCGTCGATTCCGTAATCTCTTTCGTGGCTCGTGAATGCTCCACTACTCTATTAATAAAATCTGGGCTCGGCTGCCCTCCCGGTCCTCCTCCCGGCACCCATATAGGGGGTTTCCCCAAAGCTTTCAACTTTGCGTCTCTGGATGGATCAGGGACACCGAATGTTTCCATTAACTGTTTTCCCATACCTTGTCCGAACGTAGGTAAACCTTTGCCCATTATACTAATGCCCCCTTGCGTTCCGGACTTGCCCTGAGTTATTCCCCTAATAGCTTTTTGTTTGGTCGCCCTCTCTCCATATTCCCCCATTCTTTCTGCAAATCGAGCCGTAGTGGGGGCTTGAAGAACCGCCTTATACTCCTTGGTGTCGATCATGCGGGCAAAACCTTCGGGATCCTCTTTTTTGAGACTTGTTAGAGTTTTCTTTCTTAGCTCTATAAGGGACAAGGCATCCAATTCTACCCCCAAAGTTTTTATTTGTGCTGCTGCTGCTAGAGCTAATACTCCCAAGGTTCTCTGCGCGTCGGCTTCTGCCTCTAGTGCCTCCACAAGCCCGTCAGCTTCCTCCGACGCATCACCCAACAATTCTGATATGTTAGACCACTGCGTTATGGCTCCAAACCCCATCCCCATCGCTGCTCCCTTCATCCTCTTCCCCTTTCCCGCAAACGTTGCCCCCATCGCGGTACTAAACCCTAAAGTAGAAGCCAATTCCCCCCCGGGGCCTGCACCTGATATTGCATTCATCGCCATATAACCCATCGAAGAAGCTATCATGGGATTCCTTTCGGCAAAGCCCGCCCCTTTCGTTTTCGCCGCCTTAGCGGTCTTAGCGGTTGCGATTGCTGTTTTTTTGGCCAATGGCTTCAGCGCCTTAACAGCAACCCAAATCCCCGTCGCTATGCGGCCTATCCACGCCACGGCGGCACCGATGGCGATGGGCACTGCCATATTAGGAACAAAACCCGTAGCACCCCCATGAGTTTTAGGGTTCATCCCTTGAGATCTGGACCTTGAAATTCCTTGCCCAAGACCGCCGGGCTCATCTATAGTATTATAAACCCCCAACCCTCCCTTGTTGCCTGAAGATTTCAAAGCGGGGCTAGACCCCACTCTTATGGCAGAAGATGGAACCCCAGCAGCCATTTCTCTCCCTACAGCGTCAGTTAGAGGAGAAAAACTCGGAACAAAGCCCATTGCTGCTCCTCTGATTCCGGCCTTAGTCTTAAATTGCTTTGTAATATTGGCCATGATACTCGACCACTTAGACCCTACTTGCTCACCTTTGCCTTTTTGAGCAGCTAACGCGTCATTAATAAATTTTTTAGGAAGGTTACCACTACTCGCCGCTTCGAATCCTATCTTACTTTCTATCTTGGATCTCACATCCAGCAGGTTTGCTTTTTTTGTATTTAAAAATTCTATAAGGCGCTCGGGAGCGTAATCAGCTCCACTAAAATCAAATGCGGCTGCCTTGTCTTCTGCGGGATTCCCCCCCACGGCAGACCTTAGTCCGGCTTCGAAAATATCCCCCATTGTTCCTCTGTTTAAATCTTTGGTTTTGAAGGGTGCGATCTCCGGAGCGGTTCCAGCAGCAAACATTTTTGCAGACAGAGTCTGAGCATATTTATTTAAAGCCCCCTCCAAAGGCTTAAAGCCTTCAACCTTGTCCCGGGCGAAGACTCCTCCTGCGTTTTCATCAATGGGGAAAAGGGGAACAATCGGGATACCACGTACGTGAAATTTTATATCCTTAAGTTTATGAAGACGTCCATCAGAATCCCTTCTTCCCTTTTGCATCAAACTCTTGATACCCTGCTGCTTCAATAACTGAGGGACTCCTTGTTTGCCCATCATACTTTGATTAAATTCAATTGGGCTAGCATCGGAACCGTGTTCGGTAACAATACCGATATCTCTTTTCTTGCTTTGTAAACTTACATGTATGGTATGGGGTATCTCCTTATACCTTCCTGTTTTGTCCCTCATCATCTCCGCCTCTTCGATCTCAGCCGTGGTCCTTTTCCTCTTCGTCGAGACCCTAGGGAAATTAGGAACAAAACCTGCGCCAGCATAAGGATCAAAACCATGAGCCGCGCCGAAAGCGCCCTTATACCCCGCTCCCGCTGGACTTCCCTGTGGCGGCATGATTGCTGATTGAGACATTCCGGGAAAACGTTTAACGGTTTCGGCAGAGTTATACATCATAGTACCAGCTCCCGGCTGATTCATGGTCTTTATAGTACCGGCAGCATAACCCCCAGCCGCTGCTGCGCCCCTTTCGTCGCTTGCTGCAAAACTCGGCACAAATCCTCCCGCTCTTCCGGGTGGTTTTATAGTAACGCCTTTGGAGCCAGCTCGTGCTCCTCGTCTCCCCAAAGACGCAGCAAGAGGGACTGCATAAGCCTGCATCTTGGCTCTTTCGGCGCTTTGTAATTTAAGAGTATTTAAAATATCTGTTTCAAGCTGTTTAATATCCAGCGTCCCCTTCTTCA